GGATATTGCCGAGCCAGTTTCCACCGGAGCCGCCGCCACTGCTGTTGCTGAAGATATTGGCGAATTGCTCGGCCAGCAGATCAAAAGCTCGGTCCGTGGCCAGATCCTGCAAACGCCCCGCGACGCCGCCAATTGCATCACCCAGGTTTTCCGCGTGCCGAATGTCCTCAAGAGCGCCGCGCGCAAACGAATAAGCCGCCTCCTCTGAGGCCGTTCGCACATCCTTCAGGCGCTCCTCTACCTTTTCGAGCTGGCCTTGCAGAACCGCCTCAGCCTCGGCACGGGTCAATCCCAGCGCGATCAGGTCGGGCAACATCTCTCTCAGCTTTTCCCGTTCCGCATTAAGCGCAATTTCCAAAGCAAGAGAGCGATGGCCCTGCTCAATCAGAACCTCGCGCACCGCTGACAGATCCTTCTCAAGCCGCGCCGCACCGCCTTTCTTGGTGTGCGACTTCTTGATCTGAGCGATGCGCTGTTCGTGGGCCTGCTGGGCCCTCTCAAAGTCAGCCTGCCCCGCATTCGCCTTCTTCAGGGCATCAGTGATGCTGTCATATTTTTGGCGCTCACGCTCCAGCGCCTGATCCCGTGCATTGAGCGCGCCCAGCTTTGCGCCGTTGAGATAGTCTGCGAGGGCCTTGTCGGCTTTCCGCGTTGCATCAGCCGAGCCGTCGATCTCAGAGACCGCCCGCTTAAACAGGTCGTTGATCTCGTTGGCCTTGGCGACCTGCTCCGCCCCCCATTTGTCAGGATGGCCGAGGGATTGCAGGGCCGTGTTGCGGGCTTTGGCCGCATCGGCAATTTTGGATTGCACCTTAGCCGCAGCGTCCAGCTCTGGAATGAGCGCTACAAGCTCGGCGATCCCGGCAGCCGCGGTCGATGCTTTTCGGCCCAGCGTCTCGACATCGCCACCCGCAGCATTCGAGGAAATCCCCAACCGCTTCATTGCGGCCTCAGCCTCGGTCGCCGTGCCTGTCAGAACCGTCAGAACATCGCTTGCGCGCTCAGAGGCGTCCGTCGCCTCCAAAAGTTCGGTGAAAAGCTTCTCAACTGCCCCAGCCGCTCGCACAAAGCGTTTCGGAGCATCCTTGGTCAGTCGATTGAGTTCCTCCCGGAACTCCTGCGCCGAGATCCTACCATCGACCAGACTGTCGCCCAGGTACTGAAGCTCTTTGAAGCCGCCCGCGACCCGCCGATTCCGTGGGTTGTCAAACAGGTTTCCGGCCTTCTCGCGAGCTTCATCAAGTTCTCGCTTCAGCGCCTCAGCATCGGCCAGAGCGCGCGGGATCGAAAGCTGAGACAGTTTCGAGGACAGGTTGTCAGCCTTACCGCCTGCTGCGGAATACGCGGCAGACAGCTCTTGCACATGATCGGTCACGCTTTGCGTGCGCCGATCAACTTCGGAGGTCCGAGTGGCCAGCACCGTCATGGTGGTCACGATGGCCGTTAGCGCAAGGCCAATTGGACCGCCGAAAAATGCGAGCGCCCCGTTCAAGCTGCGCACCGCAAGGGCACTGACCCGCGTTGCGAGGGACAGGCGCGCCTGAGCCGCCGTTAGGCGGGCTGCCGAGGCCGAGGCACGCGCCTGTGCGCCAGAGAGCAGATCCACGGCCTTTCGCTCAGCGGTAATTGCGGCCCTGAGCTGTTGGGAGCTTTGTTTTGTCGCCTTGTCGTTGAAGACCCGCGAGGCATAGTCGCTCTGCCGCTGTCGGCGTAGTTCTTTGGCGACTGCAAGCTTCTGCTGCATGTCGATTACATCTTGGCGATGCTGGGCGTGCTGCTTGCGCGCCGCAGCAACATCCGCCTGACGTGCAACCGCTGCCTGCTGGAAGGAACGCGTGACCGCTCCCATGCCACGAGAACCCGCCAGCGCGAGCGCAGTGCTGCCGACGATTGTAAAGGCGCGAGCAAGGGCCTCAGCCCCTTCGGTGTTGTTGGCCATATACTCGCCTGCCCAAACCATCATGCCGTTCAGGCTCGCCGTCGCGCCCAAGGTCTGATCAACAGATCCGACATAGGCAATCAGGCCGGTGCGCAGGACGCTAAACGCTTCCTCCCCAGACACGGCGAGCGCGCCAAAGCTCTCATCCGCTTGCTTCGCCAAACCATCCAGCGCCTGCAAAACGATGTCCGTTGTCAGCTTTTGGTCCTGTGCGAACTTCTTCAGCTCGCGACGTGTAATTCCAGCAGCCGAGGCAAGGGCATCCAGGAATTCAACTGGCGCATTCTCAGAAATCGAGCGGTATTCATCACCAGACAGGACGCCCGATTTCAGCGCCTGACCGAGCTGCAATGAAACCGACGCGCGCTCGCTGCCCGAGGCACCACCCACGGCCAGCAGCTTTTGCAGCGTCTCCACCCGGCGCGCAGCAGTATCAAAATCGCTTCCGGTGGATTTCGCCATGCGCTGCACGGCATCGGCTGTCCCGGTCACAACGGAACGGGTGCGCAAAGCAAGGTCCACCAAGCCCTCAAGCGCCTCGGGAGACGACGCCCCCACGCTTTCAAGGCGGCGCTCTACTGTGCGCCACGCCTCAGCGTAGGCGCGCACCTGACCAACCGCCAAACCCGCCGTCAGGCCACCGAGGGCCGTTGTGGTGGACAGGATCACACGATTGGAGCGCCGCCACCTCTGATCGACCCGGTTGAGCCGGTCATTTGTCAGCCGTTCCTGTTGTCCGAGGGTCCGTTCGTAAAACCGGGCGGCCCGCGCAAAACTGCGCGTGTCGCCCGTGTATTCCGTTAGGATCTCGTCACGCGCCTTTGCCATTCTGCATTTCTACTTTCTTTTGAAATACGATGAACGCCGCCCAGAAATCGGACGGCGTTGAGCGCCAGAAGGCGTCGGGTTGCCAGCCAAGGTGAACCGTGGCGAAGCCGAACATTTCGTTCAGATAGTCTCGGCCTGTTCCATCAGAATTTGATCCACCTCGGCGTCGAACTTTTTTGTCGCTTCCTCCGGCGTGTAGATCAGGGCCAGAAGAAACTTGATAATGGAACGCCGCAACTGGAGATCTGACAGGCGCGTGTCATGCATACTCATCATGACGGCCTCAATGTCGGTGATCCGTTCATTTGCAGCCAGCGCGCCGGAGTAGACAATCGCGCCCGCTTCTTCGAGCTTGAGTCGCTCGTGCAGGGCACAGGACAGCAGTTCCTTGATCGTGTGATCGGTGCGCGCCTCGATGTCGCGATACGCCTGCCAGGATGGCACGAGGGTGAAGGTTTCACCCCCGAGCCGGATTTCACAAAGACCGCGCGACATTAGGCAGTCACGGTCTCGGTCGGATCATCCACAAAGGCAATCGTCACCTCTTGCTCGATCAGGTTGTCGTCATTTGCGGTTTCGTCACTCAAGGAAACCTGAGCCGCTCCTGCACGGTTCAAACCACCCGTCGTAGGGTCAATATAGTCCCAGTTGACGATTTCGCCGGATTGGGCCAGCGCGTACAGACGCGCCTGCGCTGTCGACATGGGCCGGGTGCGCGTAACCGCGAATTTGATCGTCGCGCCGTCCTTGGTCTGAAACGGCAGAAAACCGTTCTTCGTCTTTTTCAGGTTCTGACTAACGCCGGTGGCGTAGGTTGCGGACCCCTGATATTCGACCTCCAGCATGGTGCCCGCGCCGTCATCGACACGCACGAGCTGTTCTTTACCGGGTACACCTGTAGGCATGCTCTATTCTCCATTGATCATGAGTTGGTACCGGCTGACACGGGACATGACATCCGGTTCTGGCTCCTCAGCCTCAAACGAGCTGAGGAATGTCGGAACGCCGGAATTTTCCAGCGGCTTCCAGTCTTTCAGCGCAGCGGAGATCAGCCCCTCAATGCGCGGAATTTCTTCGTCAGGATCTGTGATCAGATCGCCGACCTGATCGTGAACGACACGAATGTTGAAATTGTGCCGATCTGCCCGACCGTGGCGCGTGTTCCCCTGAAGCATCGAGAATGCCTCAAGGCGCACATAAAGGCGGTGTTTTTCGCGGGCGAGATCCGAAGAAACAGGCACATCTGCGCGCCCTTCGCCCTCGACCTCCTCAACGCCCTGACCAGCCAAAGCCGCCGTCAGATGCGCCACGATGGCCGCTTTGTATAAACCGATTGCTGCGATTGTCATTCCAAGTTCCTTTCTCTACCGCGCCCGGTGCGCGCCAGACTGGACGGGCTGGCCCGATCATCCAGCGCCTTGAGGGACGCATCGCGCATGCGCTTTTTGTGGCGGCCCTCATGCTCAAGGACGGCCAGATCGTGAAACGGAAAAGCCTTTGCGTTGGCAGTGCCGTCGTGAACGAACCGGGCATAGAAGGCGTTCTCGCGCGCGCGGCGCGTCACGTACCCCACGAGGCCGCGATGCCCCTTTTTGCTGATCCGCTTTCCGTAGCCGTCAAAGAGCTTGCCGGAGATCTTCCGCAGCATCGCACCGATGTTTTCCCGCCCGGTCGCATGAACGTCCGTCACGGTGGCCTCAATGGCGTCACCCACATTTGCGTCGAGCTTCTCAACCCGCTGCCTGCTCTTGCGGCGCGCAGTCTTAAATCCCTTTGCCCGCATCAGATGGCCTCTGTCTGGCACGTGAAGTCCAGCCAGCGACCGTCGCGGGTTGGGATGATCGATTTGACCTCAAAGATTTGATCAGCCGCATCCTGAATACGCCAATTGACCGGCTCGACCTGGAGCGCCTGTGCCGACCGGCGAATGCGAATAACGACGGCGTTTTGGCTCGCCAGACGGTCTGCAATGACCTTCTCTCCACCACGCAAATACGTGGTTGAGCCACGACAGGAAAAAACATCAACCCAGCGCGGCGCTGTTCGCCGCTGAAAGGTTAGGCGCTCTTGCAGCCGCTGCGGTTTAACGCTCATGAGAATGACCGAACATAGGGCTTGTAAAGCATCTCGGCACGCTCACCCGCCTGCGAAAACAGACCAGGATCATACAAACTCGCAGCCATAAACAGGATCGCTTGCTCAAGAGGAGCAGGACAATCCTCCGCGCCACCAAAGCCCGCCGTAAACCGGACCGTTATGGGCATCAGACTGCTGTCGGTCAGATCCGGGGCCGCAAAGTCAGGCTTAAAGACGATTTCGGGCTGAGAAACAGGGTCGATCACCTCAAAGCTTGAGGCATCGAGCTGCTGAGTGTTCCCATCCCCGTCAACGTAGCTGACGGCAATGTCTGAGACGTTCGGAAAGGCGAGTTTCATGACTGGAGACCAATTGGGAAAAGTCTGATCCCAAACCTGAGCCATCAGGCATCGCCCCAGTATTCCGTTTACGCCATCGAGACGCGCGACCGCCGCTTCCAAAAGCCCGGTCAGCAATTCGTCGTCATCATCAAAATCGACCATGACTGTGCGCTTGAGATCATCCAGCGTGACGGGCATTGCAGCAGGCGGCGAAACGCGCGTGAGGGGCATCAGCTATCCGCCCCCTTGCCTTCACCCTGTTTGGGTTCGGCTTTGTCTGCCGTTTTGGGTTCAGCCTTGTTGGCGGGTTTCTTGGCAGCTTTTTCAGCGCTCTTCTGATCGGCGACGTCAGAGACCTGATTTCCGCCCTCAGCAGCGCCGCCAGCATCCGTGGCTTCCGACACTTCTTTCTCTGCATCAGGATCGATCAGAACGCCGCTCTTCACGAGGTGCTTGACCTTCAACGGATTTGCAGTACGCGGCTCGCCCTTGGCGTACCATTTGTCGCCCATATGACCACGTGCAACTTTGTAAGTCTTTGTCATGATTTTATCTTTCCAGAAAAAAGAGAGCGGAGCAGCTCACGCCGCTCCGCTTTTCAACTCAGCTCAACGAGACCTATTTAGGCAACGCGGCCCAGGTCGCCGGTGATGAAGCCTTCCGGGCGATAGTTCGCCAGATGGATGCGCTCATCGCCAACGATGGTCACCATGCCGTTGGTAAAGTCCTGATCGACATAACCAACCTCAACGCGGGTTTCTTCCCGGTCAAAAAGCTGGGCGTTCATATTGAATGCGCCGGTCAGGAAAGTATCAACGGTTTGCGCCTGGGTCTGCACAACAGGAAGTCGCCACAAAGTGCTATTCACTGACCCCTGCGGTTGGCCGATGATATAGCGACCCTCGCCATCCTTCATCGTCTCGATATGCGCCCAGTCAATCGGGTTCAAGATGTAGCCGGAGGCCGGGAACTCAGCCAGCACAGCCTGCAAGGCAGCGAAGCGGAGAACGTCAAGGACGTTTGCGGAGGTGAGACCACCGGGTGCTGCATAGGCGGTTGCGGAAGGCGTCAAACCAGTCAGGTTGTTGCCAGTGCCATCGCCGTGCAGCAATTGAACCTCTTCAGCCAGGTCCACACCGCCACGCAGACGCCCATCAATCAGCGAGCGGAGCTGAGCCACATCCGCCAGAACCTCGCGAGAGGCCTTAAAGTGGTGACCAATAGTCTTGACGCTGCCGGTGATCAGTTCGAGCTGAATGTCGGACTGCGGGCGCGCGCCACCCTCGGCAACCGCTGCGGCGGCGTTGTTAAACCCGGTCTCCTGGACGTACTGAACAGCATTTGACTCGGTTTCCCCCGGCATCAGAAGATCCCGCACCACCATGCGGCGCTGCGGCATCTCCTGAATGCCCGACTGGCGATCTGGTGCGATGCCATCACCCACCGAACCAGCAACGGGCGTGGTCAGCGAGGTCAGAGGAGCCTTGATTTCCAGAATTGCGGAGCCGGAATTCGGGCGCTTCTCTGCGAAGGACTTAAAGTTCTCGCTCTCAACGTATTGCTGGCCCAGCGATTTGCGCTGTTCAGCGCCACCGCCACCACTGCGCGCCATCTTCTGCTTCAGGCCCTCAAGGCTTTCAGCCATCTCGCCGAGCTTCAACAGAGCCTCATCGGCCTTTTCCTTGGCCGATGCTGTTTGCGTCTCGCCTGCCTTGGCTTTGCCAAGTGCGTCTTCTGCGATTTCCTTGACCTTATCAAGGGCTTCGCTGTGAGACTTCTTGATGTCTTCGGCCAGCTCTTCGACCGTCATATCCTTGGGCATAACACCCTCCTAATTTTGAGAATTTTTTAGCGGCCAGTGGCCAGTTTGCTCAGGAATGCCCGAGCATCTTTCTCCGCATCGGCAGGATCCCCCTGCCCCTTCAGGTGGACGCGCGCGGCACGCTCCGCCTGTGAGTTCGAAAGCCCCAAGCTCCCCTTGAGCATCACTTCGAACTCCCGCTCTGTCAGCCGGTCCCCGGCCTTCAAGCGTTCAACCAGTTCCATCGTCGCGCGCGCAGACTTAACGCCTTCGACCGTCGCGCTTTCGTTCGCGCCGATGGAGACAATCGAAACCTCAAAGAGGTCGACCTTTTCCAACGTCCAAACATCCGTTTCGGTATCGACGCTGTACTCGCGAATACGATAGCCGATGGACAAGCCATCAATGTCGCCCTCAGACAGGAGCGCATAGGCTTCTTTCGCACGCTGCACGCCCATATTCAGCTTGCCGCGCAAATAGAGACCCTTGCTGTCCTCCTTGGCTTCCAGCCACTTGCCAATCGGCTCGTTGCGGCTGTGCTGCCAGAACAGCTTTGGCATTGTGCCCTTGGCTTTATGCGCCGCGAGGCTTTCAGTGAAAGCGCCAGGTGCAATGACATCGCCGTAGCTGTCCGGCTCGCCACCGAATGTCGATCCATAACCCTCAAATTCACCTGTTTCCTTGAGCGCCTTAATGCTCAGGACTGGCGGGGCAACCCTGCTATCAAACGTCATTTCCTGCCTCCGTGATTGGAACATTTTGCATCTGCATCCGAGGCACACTCCCACCCTCAACCGGCGGAAGCCCCTCTTTTGCGCGGACTTCGTTGATCGTCATCGCGCCGATCTGCGTCATTTCGCGGTAAAACTGCGCCCGCCCCGTGCTGTCGCCACGCAACAACGCTTCCAGATTGAACTTGGCGCTCACGCCGCGCGCGCGATCAGAGGACGACAAGAGCTGCTTATCGATTGCCTGCTCAATCCGCTTCAGGCGACGGCGGAGCGTGTAGGTCACAAACGCGAGGTTTTGCTGCTCCAGCCCTTTACCCCAGCTAGAGTTCTTCTCGGTGTGCCCAACCATGTGCGGAGGCACCCCAAAGAACCGGCAAATCTCCTCGACGGAAAAGCGCCGCGCTTCCAGCATCTGGGCGTCTTCCGGGTTGATCGAAAACTGCTTGAACTGCGCGTCGCCCTCCAAAATCATCGGGCGGCCAGCGTTGCGGGCACCAATGAACTTTTCGGCAAGCTTTGTTTCGGCGATCTGCCGGTTTTCAGGCGTCAAGAATTCCTTGAAAGACAACGCACCGCCGGGCTGCATGCCATTCTCAAAGACCGAGCTGGCAGAGCGATCAATTGCTTGGGCAAGGCCAAAGGCGTTGCGCGCGTACCGCAGGGTAGACATGCCGCCCAAAGCGGTGCCGCCGAAACCGCGAATATGAAAAACCTGATCCTCATCCAGATCGAAGCTCTCGCCATCCTCCGACCATTGGTACCTGATCCGGCCATTGGATTGCCGACGCCGCTGCACATCCGTCGAATTGGCTGGCTGTAGCGCGATAAGCTGAGAGCCATCCATGATCTTGCGCGCGATCCCGTCGCCCTGCAACTCAAGGCTCGCAGCCATCAACTCCCAGAAGTCGAGCGCAGACTGATCGGCATTGGGGCTGTCGTGCAGAATGCGGTACAGCGGGTGCTTCGCATCAACTGCGTAATGCCCCAGAGCATGACGGCGGCGGATCTCAAGAGGCGTTGAGCCGATTGTGCCAGACACAAGGTTCACGCAGGCCCAAACGGTTGACAGCGCCATGGCAGTAAACTGGCTGACGTGTTCCCCCGAATACGATGTCAACCCAACGGACTGCCAATCCGCCTTATCGGTCAGCGACATTCTGCGGCGGGCAAAATAGGATTTAAGGTTGGTGAAAATACTCACGCGGCCTCCCCGCTATCTTCGAGAGATTGAAAGTAGCTGTTCATGTTAGCGACCTTGTCGGCATCCGGTGCTTCCGGGTTCAGGCTCATCAAATGCACGCCGTTAAAGAGCGCCATGAGCGGATCGATTTTCGCGGTGCCGGACGCAGCCTTTGTGACCATCACGGCATTGCCGCGCTGCTCGGTTTTGGCATTGCTCACACACCAATCCATAAGCGCCTGATCGGCATGGATCAGCGATCCATCAAAGAGCTTACGTTCGGTGCCCTTGATCGGCGCATTGAGGCGATAGCCTTGAGAAACCGCCCGAAGCTGGTCCTCACCGATACCCGCACCGGTCAGAGCATCAATGATTTGGGCGACACCCTCTGGATCAAGCCCGATTGCGTTCTTTTCGGGCAGCAGGTTCTTTTCCTTAACCGCGCTTACCAACTCGACAATCTCGTCAATGTCCTGGGTCGGATAATCGCAAATCACGAGTTCGCCAGCCTCGGCGAGATCCTGAAGCTCCGAGGCGATGCTTTTACGGCGTTGCAGGGCGATCTTATGCACCCAGGCACGCGACCAGCTCACCCAACCAGACCCCCCAATCAATCGCCCAACAAAAGTCAGGCCAAGCAAGTCATCCATGCCCCCGCCATCAACACCGCAAACAACGACCTCGCAAAGCTCTAGGAACTCCTCAAAGGTCATCGTGTCGCTCGCGGCGTCAGACCAGAGCAACGCACCCGCCCAGCGGTCCTGCGTCAGACCTTGGCCAATCTCCACATTCAGGTGCTGTGATGCGAACAGCGCCAGGTCGTCTGGGCCATCGTTTTTTGCGGTCTCAAACTGGTCGAGAAGGTAGTCGAGCTGAACCGAAACACCCAAATTCGGGTTCACAAAACCCCAGGTCTTCGGGTCGCGCCACGCTTCCTCCTTGGCCATCTCCGGGGGCAGTTCGTAGAGAACCGCCAAGACGGGCAGCAGCATGAGGCCGTCGCGGACGGCCCGCGCTTTGTCCAGTTCCTTTTTGAATTGCCCGACGGGTTTGGTCTTTGACTGCGTCGTGATCTGAAGAATGAAACCCTCGGGCCGGGACGCCAGCCCGCCGCGCAGTTCGAGGAAGATGCCCTTGGCCTTGGCCTTGGCGGCCAGAACGTGCGTCTCATCGACCAGAATGAAGGTCGCCTTGATGCCCGTCACAACGTCGCCGTCAGCGGACAGGATCTTGATCACCGCACCCGTGGTCCGGTGGGAAATTTCCAGATCACCCTCTTTGATGTGAAACAGCTTCGCCAGATAGGCGTCAGCGATAATCATGCCCTTGGCCTGCTTGAAGGCGATCTTGGAGATCTCCTGTGTCGGCGCAATCAAAACAAGTTCCGCTTCCGGGCGCTCATTCATGATGATGGCAACCACGATGATAGCAGCGGCAATGGCGCTTTTTCCGTTCTTCTTTGGAACCAGCAGGAAGAACTCGCGGATCATCCGCTTTTTTGTCTCCGGGTTGTAACTCCCGAAAATCACGCGGACGAAATCAAAAACCCAATCGTCGCACACCTCACCGTAGGTCGGCGTCCCGATCAAGTCGGGCACCTTCAGGCGCTTGAAGATACGAAGAGCCTTTTCCGCAACCTCATCAAACAGCGGCAAATCTGGAATGAGCGACAGCCCTTCCTCAATGCGCTCCTTCCAATCTGGAACCGCAGTACACCACGCTGGATCAAACTCCCGAAGGTCGGATTGGATCATTGCCGGTAGACCCCCGGAGTAAGAT